ACTTCTACGCCTACCCATTCGGCGCGGAGACGTTGCGAGAGACCATCCTTCAGTTCGAGGATATCCGCATGTCCATGGCCGAGCTGGCGTACTGGGCCAAGGCGGGCGGGTGGCTGAAGGACGTGAACCTGGAGACGGCTCCCACGCCTTCCCAGGTGAGCACGGATGAGGCAGAGCTGGCGGCCATTCACGGCACACCCCCCGAGGCCGGGCAGGCCACTGGGACCAAGCTAGGCCAGGCCCACATCGTGACGGAGGTCTACACCTTCCTGGAGCTGCCGGCCTCGGAGTACACCCAGCACGATGCCAAGGGCTGCCCGCTCCCGGTGCGCATCATCTTCCTGGGGGACCAGCCCGTCTCAATCAAGCGCAACCCCAACTATCACCAGTCCGCACCCTACCTGGGGCTCAGCCTCAACGCCTCCCCGGGGTTCATGCTGGGGTACGGCCCTGGGAAGATGATCGCTGGCCTGCAGTACCTAGCCAACGACTTCATGAACCAGACCAACGACAACTGCATCTACGGCCTCAACCCGATCATCAAGGCCGTGCCGGGGATGCTGTCCCGCCCTCTTGCCCCCATCAAGCCAGGCGTGACCTGGTACATGAACGACCTGAGCGCCGTGGAGCTACTCCACCCTCCCACGGACCAGCTGCAGTGGGGTGTGCAGATGGCCCAGATGATGGTGGCCATGGGCCAGGACTTCGGGGGCTCGCCGCCCATCTCGCAGGGAACCAGCGCGGGTGGTGGAGCGAAGACGGCGACGGGCTCTCAGATTCTGCAGCGGAACGCAGCCGAGCCAATGCAGGACTTGATCGAGGACATCTCCACTGAGGTCCTGGTCCCACTGGCGCAGCGGGGCTACAAGCTCTGTCAGCAGTACAGCCCAGAGAAGGTGATGGCGGATGTGTTCGGGGTCATGAAGGAAATCACCCGGGATAACGAGCTGCAGTACGACGCCAGCTTTCGGTGGCTCGCCGCGAACCAGGCGTCCAACTCTCAGGCCCGCGCGTTTCAGGCCACGCAGTTCCTGCAGATGGTCGCGGGACCTGTGGCGCAGCAGCTGGCCACGCAGGGCATGATGGTGAACTACGTCCCCATCCTCAAGAAGATCTGGATGGCTCTCGGCTTCCGTGGCTTCGATGATGTAATCAAGATGCTGCCCATGCAGCCTGGGATGGGGGCCGGCATGCCTCCGGGTGCGCCAGGAGCCATGCCCCCTCAAGCTCCCGGCGACAGGCCCCGTTCCACTTTGGAGCAGATTCCTGGTGGAGGGGCTGGTATGCAGGAAGGTGAGGGTGAGGCGTTTGGAGAGGTCAGGGCCAACGCAGACGATCTGGCAGGAATGCTAGGTGGAATGGGTGGTGAGCAGTGAGTGAGCAGGCTCAGCTGTCAAAGACGATCGAGGTCCTCAACTCCAGACTCGCCATCCTCCAGGGGCTCAAGCAGCACCCTGGGATGGCCCTGTTCGAAGAGATGGTCACGCCCCTTGCCAACTTCGCGCTGAGGAAAGCCTACGATGCGAAGGAGGGGATCGACATGGCCAAGTGGATGGGACGTGCCCAGACGGCTCATGAGATAAGCACTTGGATTGATAGGGAGATTCACGAAACCAAGATACAGCTCCAGCATGCACTGGAGAGCAGGGCGAACCAGTAGTTGCAACTGAACCGATGAGCAGTCAAGAATCCACCCATAAAGGCGTCGCCGGCCTAGCACTGACGGGCGCAGGAGCGCAAACCGATGTCGGACGAGACCCAAAATCCTACCGCTCAAGGATCGGCCACTGACCCGTCTAGTCAGGCTGCAGCTACCGTTCCGGCTCCTCAGCCTACGGTGGATGCTCAGCAGTTGGCAGGCTTTCAGGCACGCGTCAACGAGTTGACTGCGGAGAAGCATGCGTTCCGGCGGGAACTGGATGATCTGCGAAACACCAACCAGCAGATGATGCTGGCACTGGCGCAGCGAAACCAGGAACCGCAGGTTCAACTTCCGCAGGTCGAGATCGATCCGGAGAGGAAGAAGGAGATGGACGCCTACCTGCAGCCGTTGCTGCAGCAGCAGGCAGCCCAGCATGCGCGGCAGATTGCGCAGCTGACGCAAGCCCAGCTCCCTGGACTTCTCCAAGGCCAGGACCCGCGAGTGTCGGCACGAGCCCAGGAAATCTGGAACCATGCCCAAGCGAGCGGAGATCACCTGCGAGGCTTCACGCCACAGCAGGCCCTGGTCTATGCCAAAGGTGAATTGGCTGATGCGCTCATTGCCGCTGCTCGGGTTCCAGCTGTGAACCCTGCCGTGGCGCAGACGCAGCAGTACAACGCCCAGGGGCAGGTCCTTCCCGGCCAGACCACGACGCCACCTGCAGGTCAACGCCAAGCTGCCAAGCCTCCCCCTGACATGGATGAGGACCCCGAAGGCGCTGCCGCATACTACGCGGCCAAGCTCGGTGACACGCCCTTTTAGGGCCTCTGTTGAAACCGGGCTGCCGATTCGGAGGCAGTCATGGCGAACGAGATTACCAGTACCTCAACTTCGACCGACCAGGAGAAAATGGTCGCGTCGGAGCTGATCAAGCGGAGCACTCTCAAGCTTGTCGCAGCTTCTGTCTGCGACAAGATCAAGCAGAAGAAGGGAACGGGGAAGATCGCGTACTTCATTCGCTACAAGCGGATGTTCGTGCCCGTGACGACCCTGACGGAAGGCACGGACCCGGCGAACAGCACGTTCGAGCTGGACTCCCAGACCGTCACGCTGGACCAGTGGGGTGACATCCTCACCATCACGGACGTGGCCGAGCTGACCACGCTCCACCCCCTGATGCAGCAGGCCCTGGAACTCCTGGCCGACAACGCCCAGCGCGTTATCGACCGAGAGGTTCAGATCGTGTGGTTCACTGGCACCAACATCCAGTACGGTGACTCCAGCGTGACTTCGCGCCGGACCATCACCACCTCGATGAAGGTGACGGACACCATCATCCACCGCGCCCGCGTGACGCTGGTGGACACTGGCGTCCAGCCCCGCTTCGGGCCGCTCAAGAGCAACGCGAGCGTGGTCAACGTGGCGAGCGCCAACGGTCCGGCCGGCATCAACGGGCCGAACCACTACCTGGCCATCTGCGGTCCGCAAATCATGGCGGACGTGCAGCAGGCGGGTACGTCGCTCGGCACTTGGGCGTCCGTGATGATGTACGCCAAGCAGGTCAACCTCTACAACGCAGAGGTTGGAACCTGGCTCGGGTTCCGGTGGGTGGAGACCAACTTCATCCCGAAGATCACCCTGCTCGGCAACAACACTGCGGCAGTCGTTTCCACCAACGCCTTCGGAACGGACACTCCGGTCGTGACGGCTGTGGATGGCGGCGGAACCCTGACCTCTGCCACCACCTACTTCTTCAAGGTGACTCGCAAGGACAAGCTGCGTGGGTTCGAGGAGGCCATCTCGATCGCGCACAGCATGCAGTCCACGGCGACCGCCAACAACGAGTCGTTCACGTTCAACTTCTCGGCTCTGACGGCCGGATACCTCTACAACCTGTACTTCGACTCTGTGCAGGCAGGTGGAACTGGGACTGACGCGACCCTGAAGTTGGTGTCCGAGAACATCGCTGTCGGCACCACTGTGACTGTGACGGCGGTCGGGACTGGCGTCACTGCCCCGGACAACGTCATCGGCACTGGAAACACTGTCCACCCGATCTACTTCCACGGGAAGGAGAGCTGCTTCTGGGTTGGTCTGCAGAACCTCAGCACCCACATGACCAAGCCGGGCAGCATCATCGGCAACGTCTTGGAGCTGAAGCGGGCCATCGGCTACAAGTTCATGCACAAGGCGATGATTCCGGATCAGACTCGACTGCTGCGTGTCGAGCTGGCGTCCACGTTCTAGTCCGTAGTGCGGGGTAGGGGGTGGTGACTTATGCGGTCACCACCCCTTTTTTCTAACCACTAACCGAAAGGCCAGATCATGGCAAAGCAGAAGAAGACGAAGAAGGCAGCGGCGGTCGAGGTTCCCAAGGCACTACAGGCTGAAGAGACG